CCCCATTGTGGGGGGAGAGGAGAGCGAAAGCTCTCTTCCGAAATGGTACCCAAGGCCGGCGTTCTGCGGGCGTCGGGTAACTTGTAAGGGAGATCAAGCGTATCTCCATAGATCATGGAGGTTACGATGCTGATTGGACCTAAACGAGTCCTTGAAGAAGGACTCACTAAGAGAACGAAGGGGGATAATAATGATGTCTATGACACCATTACTTATTACCAACAGGACATTGGAGATAGCGTCGAAACTATTGCAAGTTTTGATCGCGTATCTTCCGCCAATTATTGGCACTTGACCGGTTGGAACATCCCTGACTTCTACGCCAAGAAACGTAGAGGTGATCTGCTCGTTCAGACTCCATTCTATTCATTCCAGCAATATGGATGGACAGAAGGAGTCAAAGACGTGCTTAACACTACGACTAATCCTGATCAGATGTCGTGGTGTTACGATCACATTTACTATGATTTCTGGCGCCCGAGCGAAGATGATGTTGCAGTTTACCTTTCGCACGCTACTAACAAGTACGTGCAAGAGGCGGCTGCAGCTATCATGGGCTCGGGCCATGATACCCTTACTTTCCTAGCCGAATTAACCGAAGTTCGACACATGTTTCTTCAAACTGGAAAACGTTTGTTGAAACTGTCCTCCTGGGCCCCTAAGGGCTGGAAGGGAATGTCGAGCGACTGGTTATCCGGGCGTTATGGTTGGCGAACCCTCATTTATGATCTTCAAGATCTTAATAAGGCTATTCGCAAACTAGAAGCGTCCCGTACTCGGTATTCAGAGACCAAAGGTACTAAGTTTAGTACTAAGGTCTTTGATTCATGGGAAGTAGATCTTGGTTCACCGGGAACCCGTCATTTTCAAACGACGGACTCAGTGACCATAGGTATCAATGGTTGTGTGGTGGCTGATATTGAAATACCGGACTACCAATTCAATCTTTTACTTACTGGATGGGAGAAGATCCCTTTCAGTTTCGTAATCGATTGGTTTGTGTCGATCGGTAAATCATTAGCTACCATAGTTTTCTTAGGTGACCAGAAGCGCTATACTGCTTCCTACGGAATTTCTATCACCCATGAACGATCTGCAGAAATGCAGATTGAACATGGTATTGGTAGATCCGGTTCGGATTGGCAGAATGGCTACTGCTGGACACAGATCCAACAGCGTATTCCTTGCGACATACCTTTACTACCGCACTTCCGCGTTAATTTATCATCCGCGAAGATTCTTGACCTTCTTGGATTGGTAATACAACGACGGTAAACGGAGGTAAGTATGGCTGGAATGACCACAGTCCTCACAGAGTTCTCCACTTCGGGGAACTCACGCACGTCTACGTATACTGGCCACACGGCTCTTGAGCCGAAGCTAGTAATCGAAAAGCGTCGCGTCCCGGAAGGGAATCAAACCATGGTCGAATACAGTGCCAAAGTTGTATCTAGCACTGATGACGCCGATGGCGCGATTCTCTCGCAAAAGGTCTCATTCGAGGCGATCGTTAGGTATCCGGTACTTGGAACAAGTGCCGACACCACCGCTGCCCTTGCCATCTTCCGCGATATTATCGCAGGAGATGAGTTTGGTAACAGCGTAACGACTCAAGAATGGCTCTAGGATGTCTTTCGATCTTGATTGGGGTGCTATATCTAATGCTCTTACTAGTCTTATTCAGCAAATTGGACTAGTATTGCAAAAGGTATTCGACGCCCTGACAATCGTCCCACCACCGAATTAATTCGGTGTTGGGGTGTTGTCTCAAAATCTGAAAGCATCTCAACCACTCATTTCGAATGGAGGATTCCACATGGAACCTACGAATGTTGTGTACGACATCTGTCGACACTACATGGCAGACCTAACAGATGTTGACTCCGCATTGATCGCGAAGATTGACGGATTCCGTCGATCTCGTAATCTTGCCGAGTTAGCATCCTGCACCCGTTACTTCGACTGGGCATACCATTCAGTCGACGATCTCAGGGCCCTTAAACAGATTGAAGCCTTCTTTAAGAAGAATTCACTGTTTTCCAATTCTGACGTTTGTTCCGCGGCGGCCGAGAAGTCCTTTATGGACTCCGAGGCTCAGTGCCGTGAAACAAATGATCAGCTCGATTTCTACTACACTCAGCGCCAGCTTCTAGCTGCCGATCTGAGTTTTTGGATTTCGAGGATGGAGCGTTACATAAGTAACGTTTTGGGTCCCTTTGATCGCTTTCTAGATGAATTGCCTTCTCTAGTAAGGGTGACACCGGGTGCGACAGCTCAACAATCTAGACGTAATAGTCTCCCTCAGTTAAAAATGAGGCTTAAGCTCTTCTCTACGAGAGGGGCTAAGAATTATCTTAGTGCATTATACCGTTACCACGGTTTTAATGCTCCTAAGGTTACTGAGACTACTACGAATAGAGTTGAGCTCGTACCGAAGAACTGGAAGACAAGCCGTACGATCGCATGCGAGCCAGAAGGGAATTTACCCCTCCAGCTTGCTTTCGACTCGTACGCCAAACGACGCTTGCGTCGCTTTGGGATTGACTTGTCTAACCAGGAAGCAAACAGAAAAGCTGCCCGAAAAGGATCCATCGATGGGTCGTTAGCGACCATCGACTTTTCCGCTGCATCTGACACGATAAGCTTTAACGCAGTCGCATGGTTAATACCATGGGACTGGTTTGCTTATTTATGTCGGGTGCGGTCTCCTCAGTATAGAGGAGTTTTCGGCAATGGTACATATGCCAAGTTTTCCAGTATGGGAAACGGAAGCACATTTACCATTGAAACGCTACTGTTTGCGGCCGCATGTTATGCAGTTGGTTCAAAACAGTTCCTTGTCTATGGTGATGATGTTATCATAGAGTCGGAGCTTGTCGAGAACTACACTCGCTTAACACGGTTTCTAGGGTTTACCATCAATAGCGACAAGTCCTTTGCAACAGGCCCCTTTCGGGAATCCTGTGGACTTGACGTATATAATGGTATCGAGATTACGCCTGTGTATATTAGGAATCTTGATAGCCGAAAGGCTGTTAAGAATCACCTAATTAATACTATGGCATCAATTGCTCTCCCTGATGGACGTTTAGCGGAGTATCTTCTTGCTCTTATTAAAGAGTGGAAGTTACACTGCACGCCCTATCAGGAGAACACCTTCTCAGGTGTCTGGATAGATCCTGAGAAAGCTCGAGCCCTAGGAACTCTCAAACATAAGTGCTTTCTACATTTCTCTCGTTCATTTATTCCTCGGAGTAAAGAACGGAAGTTTGTAGATTCCCGAGGCTATTACCTTTGGTTCCTCAACAAGAACTCTCAAGTTCTTTTTGCAGGTCCATGGGCTTTAGCTAGGAATTGCACTTACGATGAGACGTCCTCGGTACCCATTTTCGAACACAGATACGTGCGAAAGTGGGTCGTCTGGCAACTGCCGGACGGCGGGATACCCGACCACCTATACTGGTGGTCGGAGCAGGTATATAACGCTTTTAATAAGCCTTAATACCCGTATCGGGTTTAATTACCCAGTG